GGTTCTTTGTAAGGAAGTGGGAGGATGGAGTCTCTTATGTTTCCAGATGCGACGTCGACGTCTCTGAATTCTCCCGGAGCGATAGGCGTATCATCGCCCTTAATGCGTAGTCCACGAGATTTGAGGCCACCGGGGAGATTTGAGAGGGTACCGGCATCGACCAGTTGTCGCATAAGACTGGTAGCAGATTTAGCAAATCCTCCGATAAGGTGAAAGAGTCCGAAACCATAAGCGCCGAAACCGGGAATGTACTGGTAGTGTACAAAATGCTGCCTTTTGAGTTTGAGTGCATCGCCTTCCTTCCAATTGCGTCTGATTGAGAGAATGGTGTTTGTGCCTCGGATCAGAGTCACAACATAAGGATGCGCAATGCCTGTCTCGGTTCCGTCTTCATCAACGTCTTGGAAGCCATCCAAGTCCAAGTCAACGTGGCACTCATATAAGGTATAACGGTCATCGTTCAGGTCACTGAACCCCGTCTCGTGATCTTTGGCTTGCTTGATGTCGTCTCTGTGGCGTGGGGGATCAGGCAACTCAACATCTAAATAAAACCCAGCGGCTTGCAGTTTTAAAATATCGTTTTTGGTCTTGCGCATCACATGGGTAATGCGGTGGCATGTGTCCATGTCCGTAGCCCCATAGGGCAGGATGATATCCTCGGCTGGCACGAACATCGAGACTTGACGCCCCAAGTTAGGATCGTAATAGACTTTCTTGAACGCTGACCCTGTGGCTGGGAGTGACCATAACATGCGCTCATGCTCGGGTCTGTACTCTTGCATCACATCTGTCAACTCATGGTTCATGTCGTCTTGGACGTTGGTGGCAATCTCGCGTGTCTCAGGGGTTTCTTTACCGATGATCTTACTGAGCACGGGCCCTTGGGCTGGGAATGTCTCGGTGATCATCTCGGCTTGGAAGCGTACAACCGCTTCTGTGATCATGGGGTGGAATACTCCACAAGCACCGTCCCAAGGCTCGGTGCGCTCTTCCATGTGCAGACCCAAAAGTTTTAAGCCTTCTGTGTAGGCTTTCTCCCAGTCTTTGCGTGATGCCCTGTCTTGGTCAATGTCATACTCAAGGTCGCCTGCAACCGTCTGCAGTTTTGAAGCATTGAGGTACTCGGCCAAGTTATCGTCAAACTCTTCTTCGCCTTGGGTGGAGTCCTTGGGCTCCATGTCAATCTCCATGTCCCCAGACTTAATATGCACTTCTTCTGGGTCTACGATCTCTATCTCCAAGGGTTCTTCACCAGCGCCCAAGGCATCGAGCCCTGCTGGTGCTTGATATAACGATTTGTCAAAACTGCTTGTTGCCATGATGATCCTTAATAATAAGCTGCTGTGCGACGGCGACGATACATTGGCTCGTCTCGCTCATCCGAGTCTAGCGAAATAAACCCGCCTTGCCTATAGCGCATCAAGGCTTGTGACGTAGTATCCACATAGTCATCATTCTCGCCAACGGGGAAAGCCGCCACCTCTTCAATTACTTCTCGCGCCCATCTTGTGTCTGGCGCCCAGACCATGCCACTGGCAAAGAGATCAGACACAGCGTTAAGCCTGACCATCTTATCATTGCCGCGGCTCGGATTGGTCTCTTGGACAGGGATTCCCATTGCTCTGAATTCCTGGATAAGTGGAGCTCCTGCAGCCTTTTTTTCCACAATGAACGCATCGGGTTGCCATTCTTTATAGTGTTTAAGTGCTATGGCTTTGAGTTCTGGAAATGCCATGCGGTCTTTGAAAGCGTCCAACAAGATGATCTGCGCCTTGTCGTTTTCCTCTTCATTGTAGAACACGCCCCATGTTGTACATGCAGAGTAGTCGGAATTATTTTTAGTCTCAAAGGCCGTATCCCAAGACTGGATCACATAGTCGCAGGTGGGCGGATCGTCTCTGTCCCAAATGCGCCAGTGTTTGCGAGAAATAATCGCGCTGGTGTCCGAGGTGGGTTGTTGCATGTACTGGGCGTTCCAATACCGTGGGTCAAGAGAGGCTTTGATCTTTTTGAGGGAGTCAAGCGGCCATTGCTCTGGCCATAGGGATTTCTCATCTTCTGTGCCTTCATTTAATATAGGAGGCAGTTCCACAATCTCCCAAGGCATGGCTTCAGGATTGCGTACTTGATAATCAATGAGTTTGCCCGTCAAGTCTAGGAGAGACCAGCGCGTCATAATAACAATGATCGCTCCACCCGGCATCAGACGTTGCAAAGGGCCTGTTTGAAACCAAGACCATGCCGTATCAAACGCCAATCGGCTGTTGGTCTTTACATCTTGTTCGCTATGAGGATCATCAATAACAAAAAGATCAGCTCCGCGGCCAGCAAGAGCGCCGCCGACACCGGCTGCATAATACTGACCTCCCAGCGATGTAGACCATTTACCAGCCGCCTTCTGATCCTCCGCCACTTGTGTGCTAGGGAAAATTTCATGGTATTCCTCTGATTCAATTAAATTTCGTACACGTCGTCCAAAGTCTTCCGACAGACCCGCAGTGTGCGTGCCCATGATGATCTTCTTGTCAGGAAACTTGCCTAAGAAGTAGGCAGGGAATAAATAGGACGAGAACTCAGACTTGCCATGACGCGGTGCAATATTAATGATCACACGCTTCTTGTTGCCTGCGATCACCTCTTCAAATATTTTGGCCAGCTTCCTGTGGTGGGGGCCTGTCTTGAATCCTGGATATACTGCCTTGGCAAACCCAAGGATATTAGTTTGTGCGGCCAGTAGACTGGCGCGCTTTTCTTTTCTGTCTAAATCTTCAAAGAGCTCTAGCTTCTCCGCCTTGGACATCCTAGGCAGATTTTGTTGGATGAGCTTGGCCTCAAGCGGCGTCAGACTCGTGAGCTTGGATAGATCCATTGGTTTCCAAATCAGTTATATCGTCATTGTTTGACAGTACATCCACCACGTCCATGAACTTATTGAGCTTGTCTTTGATGCGCTGGTCTAGCTCATCGTCACTCAACTCGGCTTTCTTGACTTCGATCTTCTCAGTGAACAACCCAATTTCAGTTACTTTGCCCAACAAAGCCAAAGCTTTGAGGCGGATGTTGGCGCTGGGGTTTTCAACTTCTTCAAGAATTTTAGCTACGGCATAGCCTCTAAGTTCTTTGGCCTGCTGTACAAACTCCCAGTCATAGGCTGTCAGCATTCCCACAAGATGCTGGACAGCGGCTGGGGTTTTGACTTGTGCTAGAGACTGGTGTGTGATTTCGGAAGGAGAGGCAGAAACAATATTGGCAAAAGATGTTCTCGCAGCTTGTGTTTCTAACTCATTTGTTATGGTATCTGTGTCTACAGCGCCCAGCTCTTTAAGCCAGTCTACTGTTTTAATCTTGGCGTCCAGCGCGTCTGTAGGCGTAGCTTTTTCCAGGGGCACGAATCCCTGTGGTGTTGTTTCCACGTCTGGTTCAAAATCTATCAAATGATCTAACATGCGTAGGCCCTTGCAACCTCGATAGCGTTAATGTACACTATATTTGAAGTCTGATGCAAGCAGTTGCCAAACTTGATTGCGTTTACTTCTCCTTTGTGAACGAAATGTTCTTTGCCCCACCTTAGACGTGGGGCTTTTTTTATGGGTCGTTGTCTAACGTTAGACATGGTAATTACAAAATTTTTATAAAATAATACTATGGTATTACTTAAGTGCTGGGAATCGGTGTGGAACAGTGTTCGGGGCGGGACTGGTGGGGTGGTTTAAATCTGGTTGGTGGGGGGTAGGTGGGGTTTAGCCATAGCCGTTTTTGACCTTCCTGTATACCCCGTCATGAGATACTATAAGTGTTGGAGCAGTACTATAGTTCTAACGTTCATCAACAAACGGGGTAAGCGTACCCCATTATCCAAAGAAAGAGAGATCAATATGTCTTTACAGTCATTAGTCATCAGTACGCTCAAAGCGTACACAGTTGTACTCGCCAATGCAAGCGAGCTCACCAAGCACGCCAAGAGCATGACGCTCAAGGCTTGGCGCAATGAGGTTGCTGTCATCATTGGCAAGCACTATGGTGTCGAGCCCCATGAGTCACAGAAGTCTCATTGGCTCACGTTCAAGAAGGACACCAAGGCAGAGCAGATGCTTGAGAAGTTTTTCAAGTTGCATCCCAAGTGGGCAACACTGCAAGCACCCAATAGCAACAGTCGCACAGAGGTCGCAGTGCCAGTCGCTGTGCAAAAGAAGACTAAGGAGTTGATCGCAGTAGTCGTTGACGCAGGCATGACTAAGGCGCAATTCGACAAGATGGTTGCAGAGATTCGCGCATCTGTGCAATTCAAATAATGGGGTAAGCGTACCCCATTTCCAATCGACAGCGCAGGGCGAGAGTCTTGCGCTGTTTTCTTTTATGTCTAACGAAAGGACTTTAATCATGAAACCACAATTCAAACACGACTGCAACTCGTGCGTATTCATTGGCAACATCTTCACCAACCTAGTCGTGTCGAATGTTAGGGTAGAAACCGATCTTTACCGATCATGCGAAATTAACGGCGGTTATCTTTTGCGTATGTCCAACGAAGATAACGACTACATCACCACCACCAATGTCAACAAATACCTTGGCGTGACGTTGCGAGCCTAAGACAACTTAGCCTAATGCTCGCAAGAGCATTGGGGTGCGCTGTTGCACCTTAACTGGAGAAACATCATGAAAGCAACACACTTCCCCCTCATCAAGAACGTAGGCACAATGTGCCTCCCCCACATCGGCGAGTTCGACATTGACTACATCTACCCCGAGCCCAAACGCTTCGACTACTTCCTCATCCGCATCGACTTGCACACTGGCACGCCCGAAATACTCAGCGGTGAAGAAGCCTTCGAAGCATGGCTCAACGAACGTCAGTAAGACTAAAGCACAAAAACAGTCCTTAGTCTTGCAAAAACTAGCTATCCAAAGACTAAGCACCTTTCCTAAACAATAGACACGCGCAAGTTGTTGATTTGTAATGCTATTCCGCTTTTCTGTCTTACTTACTTATCTATTTAAATATATATTTATATATAAGAGTATTTATATATGGGCACTCATACAAAATGGGGTAAGCCTACCCCGTTTTCCTTTGGGCTTTTGAGTACTTTAAAAAAGATAGCTTCGTAGTACAAAACAGCGGAAAGCAAACATTCATGCGCCTTGCCGAGTGTCGAAAGTTTAGTCTACAATGCGTAGTCTAGGACACCGACTGGATACTTGTTAAGACTAAGGAACAAACCATGAGTAAATCGTACATGAATATGCGCCCCAATGAATTGCACAACGCATTGATGAAGAGAATCCCCGAGCCTGAGATGCGCGAACTCAAGAAGGCGGAGATCGAACAAGCAAAGAAAATACAACGCTTTGCAAGACTAAGCAACTTCCAACACAAGCGATTGTGGGGTGAGTTGCTTTCGCCATTGAGGTACGAACTGAGCAATGCGAAAGTTGGCGCACGTTGGAATGGTAAGCACCTGCCCGAACGCCAGACTGCATTCAATGCGTACATAAGACTAATGACCAAATTGGAGAGCAAACTAGAAGCCTTGCAACTGCATCGAGATGACGAGGGCAAGCTACTGACGCCATCGCAAGTAGCCCAAGAACTGGACATCCCCAACAAGGGCGTGCATTGGACTGACTGGATACCGCTGACCAAGCGCACAGAGGTAGAGGTTTTGTTTGAAGCAGTACCGCACACACCCAAAGCCAAGCGCAAGATACCCTTCAAGCGCACGCAACGCCCGAACACCAAGCTCAAGGACACGCTACTCAAGCGCACCCTAAAAGAACTGGGCAACGAGGAGAGCGAGCAAGCCATCGAGCCAACGGGTGTCAGAGCCGAGCGCATCAAGGAAATGAAAAGAGCAATCACGCTTATTCGTGCGCTCAAACCAACAGACGCTGTGCCCCACACATGGCATGGATTCACAGAACAAATCGAATAATGGGGTACGCATACCCCGTTTATGGTGCTTGGAACTGGCTACGCCGAGCACCATCCGCAAACTAGCCGAGACTAAGGAGATAAGTAAATGAAAATGTTTAGATACATCTTAATCAAAGACGACAAAGAAATCATGGGCACAGATGTAGAAGATGCAGCGCCTCAGATAGACGCTGAGTTTTGGGATCGGTTCATGCAAGGTGACTGCGATATGCGGTTCGTTGAGTGTTACGAAGAAATATTTGGAGAATGAAATGGGATTAGATATCAACATACTGAGCGTGCCTCGTGCGCTAACTACAAAACCTACCGATGCACAAATCGGATCGCGCTATGACAACAATCCAAGATGGAAGCAAGTCACATACGAGCGAAACGATTGGGCTTTGCATGAGCGTCTTGCTGATCTGTACTACCGCCGAGGCGGTGTGCAAGATGATTTCAACAACGTGACTGTGCGTTTGTATAGGCGCGATCTGCGCTTGCTTGACAATTATCTTACTGCACCGATTATCGAACACATGAAAAAAGGGCGAGTTGTGTACGCCGAATCTAGTTTTTAACCAAAGGAGAATGAAATGGGAATTATGAAACAGATACACCTCGAAGCAGTCGATGCGTTTGAGAAGTATGAAAGAGAGACGTGCGGTCGAGTGGGACAACTGTCCGATGAACTTAGAGATATGTTCATTGAGGGTTACATCCAACGCATCTTTGACGAGATCACCGAAGCCAACAAAAGAAAGGAAATCAAATGACTGAAGCAGAGAAACTCATTAAACAATTCCAAGAAGAGCGAGACGCTCATGTGCGTGAGGATATCGAGACCGATAACCCTTACATACTGAGTGATCTAAGCCCGTCCCAAGTCGTGCCACCTGTGGCACAAGTTCAGTAAGTTAATAATTATTCACAAAGGAAATTAAAATGTTATACCACATTAAAGACAACAGACTAGGTCGTAACAATCGTTTCGTCATGCGCTTAGGCAACACAATGGCGGGCGTAGCAGTTGAGCACAACGTAGAGGTGTTCACTGACTTTCATGTTCGCTCTCGTCACATCAGCACCATGACACGGGAGGAGGTTGAGGATGTGTTCAACAACATGGATGTGGGCACTGTTTGGGTTAAGAAGCGAATCACAGACAAGGCCGAGTTGAACTGGTTGATCAATGGCGCAGGTCATGACATCGGTTGGCTATTACAACGGCACTTCCGTCAGAGTTCTAATCTTTCGTACGATTCTGTGTCTCGGCTATTTGAGCATATCGCCAAGCGTGTGAACCCAGAGCCTGTCACAGATCGTTGGGTTTATTATCACCGCAATACGTTCAACTTGAAGCCTGAGTCATGGGACTTAACAAGATATAAACAAGCCAAGGAAGAAAACGCAGAGTTGGCAAAGCTTGTGCGCCACACGCTTAATACCGATGACAGCAGTGAGCTATGCGACTTCTTTCTTGAGCATGAGGACAACATCTCGCATAGTACCTTCAGGAACATAGCCAATATGCTCGATTACAAAGCCATATCTTTTGATGTGCGTATCACGGACTGCGATCACTTCGAGCTCGATGACGAGATTCGTCATCTTGGCAGGCGTGGGGATACTTCTGTGTGTCGTGCTTGTTTCGAGAACGAGGTCGAGCACTGCGAGAATGGCGACTACTATGACTATCGTGACAATCTCTATGAGCATAACGATGGCTACTACTATAGCTACGAGGAAGAAGACGATGATGATTACGATGGCGACAGCGATAGCAATGAGGAACATCCCGATCAACTCATGAGCTACAGCACCAACGTGCTAAACATCCTTGAGCCTGACCACAGCATCATCTCGTCTATTCATGGTGACTTCCGTATGGGTGTTGAGTTGGAGTTTGTGGGTAGGGGCTACAGCTACAACGAGATCAATGCCTCGGTGGCTGATGTTCGTAATCAACTCGGTGAAAGCTACTGCGTCTGCAAGTCTGACGGCTCGCTACCACAAGGCGGTATCGAGATCGTGACCGCACCTCGTGGTCTTGCCGAGCACATCAAGCGGTTCAAGGCTTGGGATATACACTCAAGCTATCGTGCTTGGGACACAGGTCGTTGCGGTATGCATATCCATATTCACACCAAAGCGTTCACTGCGCTGACTCTTGGCAAGTTCATCATGCTTGTCAATGCCGAGACCAATGCCGACTTCATCCGCAAGATCGCAGGTCGTCATCCACTACGCGACACCCAAGCCCGTGACTATTGTGCATCGGAGTCGCAAGACATCCTCGACAATCCCAACACCGCACTCAAGGGCAAGGCATCCTCTCGTTACCGCATGGTCAACTGTGAGAACATGACTCGCTCTGAGCGCAATCGCCTTGGGTTGCAGTGCGAGATACACAAGCCCTATGATACTGTCGAGCTTCGCATCTTCAAAGCGTCTCTCAAGAAAGAGCGTCTACTAGCACAGATCGAGTTCACTCATGCACTCGTCATGTTCTGTCGTGTTGCATCGTGGAAGGACTTGACTGGCGAGTCGTTCAAGAAGTGGCTCAAGACTACACGCAATGCATATCCGCACCTAGCTGACTGGTATGGCATCCGCCGTAGAGCAGGCGCAAAGAACAGCGCCCCAACCGAGGGCACTTGCACAGACGTCACAACAACCGCATCATCAATCTAATCAATCGAAGGAACAACTATTATGTGCTTAATCATTACTGGCAAATCAAACAAAATCCGTGCAACGTTGACCAAGACTCATGGTCTTCTCGGTGATATCTTCGCGTCTAATCCTGACGGCATCGGCATCATGTATGCCACGACCAAGGGACTCAAGATCGTCAAGACTCTGCCCAAGAACTACGCAGATGCGTTTGCGTTCATCAGCAAGCTACCCGATGATGACCGCGAGTTGGCGATCCACTTCCGTTGGACTACGCATGGCAACACCGACATGGATAACTGCCATCCCTATAACGTGGTCAATGGTTATGTGGCGATGATGCACAACGGCGTCTTGCACACAGGCAACAAGGCAGACACAACCAAGTCAGACACCTGGCACTTCATCAAAGACTATCTGTCCGATGCGGTGCATGAGCATCCTGCGCTTATCCACAACGCAGGCTATCTCACAATGGTCGCAGAGTTCATCGGTGACAATCGCTTCGTGTTCATGGATGGCGATGGTCGTATGTCTCATGTCAACTATGACCAAGGCGTGGAGCATGATGGTATGTGGTTCAGCAATACCTATGCTTGGGTTCCAAGTAGACTCATCCCCAACTACTACAAGTCTACCAAGAAGTCTTACAAGTCTTACTATCCATCCATGTACAGCGATGCATACTATGACGAGACATATGACGATGAGATGAACACTTGGAACAATAGCTTTGGCATCAAGCCCAAGACTACGCCACTATCCATCGTGCCTGAGTATATGCACGATGATTTACTAGATCGCCCTGACTTGCCCGAGCCAACAATAGAGGCGCTATCAATGGCGCTTGAGAACTGCGATGTAGATGAGCTTGCCGACATGATCGACTTCTATCCCAACGATACGCTTGCTAGGTTGTTCAAGTGGTTCAAGCCCGAGGTCAACAAATACTACAAGCAAGACCAGTTCACCTCCAAGGAGAACGACATCGCGCGCATGATCCAAGCCAATGACGTGGGTGCGTTGCTCGACATGGCATACGACACAACTGTCTGCGAGGTGCTCTGTTATTACTTCGACTGGGTAGTGCGTGAAGGCGTTGTAGCCTAATGCGTAGTGGGGTAGAAATCTACCCCACTATTTTGTCTAATACTTGACAATAAATATTTTATGGATTACATTTCAACAAAAGGAGAAGTTATGAAAAGAAATATTCCTTACGACACAGGTAAGGTAAAGATCGGTTCGCTTTACACACCACCACCCCCACGCATGGATGAGTTCGATGAGCAGATACAGGAGGCTCTGCTTGGAATACATTCGTGGAAACATACGTTCCTACGCAACGCCTTGTTGTACATCTTTAGTGTAATCGGCGTGCTAGGGTTTCTCTTAATGTGGACATGGGCAAGAGGAGCAATCATAAATGCCTGACATCAAGACCGCGCTAACCCAAGCGCTCAAAGAATGGGAACCAGAACAAGAATCAAACACAGAGGATAAGCAAATGCAAACAACAGCACCCAAAGACACAGGCTTCAAGATACAGAACAACGTAAGCCGTAAGTCCTACGAGTATGTGGTCGCAAACCCAGGGGTCAAGCCTAGCGAGATCACCGCATGGGCTAAGAAGAATGGGTTCAACCCTGACTCAGCCTACGCCATAGCATCCAACAGTGTGCGGATGGGTACGATGAAGCGCGATGCCAATGGCGGATTCGTAGCATTACTGCGCGAGTACACACCGATCAAAAACACCAAGAAAAAGAAGAATGTAACGGGTGTCATTCCTTCTGCACCCAAAGCAACACAACCAACCAAGCCCGCCAAACCAACCAATCCCGCCAAACCAACCAAACCAACTCAGGCAGTCTTGGCCGAGCCCGAGGCGGTAGCTACCCTGAGACTCACAGCCAAGTACGTTGTGGACAACATCGGCATTGGCGAAGCCAAGGCTTTGTACACTGCACTTAAACAAATCTTTGAGGAATAAAACATGACCAACTCATTAATGTGGGCGCTTGCCCTTGGCGGAGCAGTCGCTGTATTTTTAGTAGCCTGCGTGCTTGCGTGGGCATTCATTCAGGAGCATAAAGATGACTAAAGAAGAAATCATTGAAATTGCTAAACAGTCTGGTGCAATGTTTGACCATATGACATGGGTAGAAAGAGATTTGTTGCCTATGTTTGAACGATTTGCCAAACTAGTAGCAGAAAAAGAACGTGAGGAATGTGCTGATTTACTTATGGGATTACATGAGGCGCAAAGTAACAATGACAACCATAACTATTACCACTTTGCTTCAAACGCCATCAAGGAA